GACATAGTAGTCAAGGTCGGCGGCGCCAGCATNCTGAGCCATCGTCGCCTGTTTGATCACCCGGGCGAGTCGGGTGGCTTCATTGTAACCGAAGGGCGAACCGCCTGGGATCAGCTGACCGTCGACCAGGCCGGTTTTATCGAGGGTAAAGCCTCCCTGCGCGTTCTCGTGGACGCGCTGCCAGATAGGTATAGGTGCACTGGCTGAGACTTTCTTAGGTCCAATCATAGTGAAAAAATTTTGATGTTAAGTGGTTGCTCCCGCCGCTGCCTGCGGCTTTCCGCCTTTCGCCCATCCCTCAATGTCGGCGTCTACAGCTTTGGCCCCCCCTTTCTGCTCAGCTGGCCCCCCGCCAGTTGGCGTTGACGTGCTGGTGAATCCTTGGTTAGCCAATTCCTGTTTCAGCTCGTTGAAATTTGTCTCGATGTCAGTTACAACCGAGTCCAGATCCTCAGCTTTTTCGATAACACGGCCTTTGGCCATGTGTAAAGGGATCTTCTTCTCGGAGAGCTTTGCATGCAGCTGATCTGTCAGGGTCTTTTGTGTGTCTTTATGGACAACGGTCTGGACCAATTTGGTTAGATCAGCTATTTGTTTAGCGAGGGCAGCATTACCGTCCTTAGCCGGCTCCTCATCAGAATCGGTGTCATTGTCCCCGGTGGGCTCTTTCTTGGTTTTGGCCTTCTTGAGCGCCTCGGTTACCCTGGCATCGCCATCCTGCTGGAGGATATGAGCAAATTCGGTGATAGTGATGGGCAGATTGTCCAGTCCGGCGATAGCCCCCTGGATCTGCGATTCTTCCGTTGCTGTTGTAGCCAACTTGTCGGCCACCAGCCCCAAAATTTTCTTTGGCACCCCTGGATATTTGGTAATAAGTTGTGCCAGAATCTTGTCGCGCATGTCGTGTCGGGATTGTGATAAAATGTTTCGAAGCATGAAATTAGAAGGCTGCATCAAACCCATCCGGGCTATATTTGCAACATCTTCAATTGTTTCACTTATGCTGGTAAGAAAGGGGCCGTTTAACGAGGAGGAGCTCGTCGAGGCATGCAGAACTTACCTGCCGTGGCGCGGCAGGAAGGAAGATTCTATCTGCGAAGTACCTTACCGGGATGGTGACCTGGGAGGAAAAGTATTCTTCGTGGTGTTCACCTGGCTGGCAGAGCAGTGGGTGTTCACAGAAATATTATCGTCAAAAGCTGGCTAGTCTTGATACTTGCCGATTGCTTGGACATATCTTGTAGTCCCAGGCCTGATGATGTTTCCATCTTTATCCATTACGTCAGGGATGAAATATGCAGAGGGATTGCCGATAGGCTGCAAACCTTCATTCAGTCTTTTTTGGACAAACTGGTTCAATTCACCCAAGCTTGGCGTATCAATAAGTTCGTAAGAAAGTATCTTGCTCATAATTAACTATTTATATTAGAATTTAGAATGCAATTGCTCGAAATAAGATGCTCACAACAGGTCAACTTTAGGTCAAATCAGCCAAAATTTCTATCAATGTGAGAATTTTTCCGCATATTTGTTCGAAACATTTTACGAAACGCGAAAGTTTTTCGTTCAATAAAAAGACCAGATGGGATTCCGCCCCACCTGGTCGTTTGAACTTCCGGCAACAAGGGCCGGGGAAATGACCTTTAGAAGGTCATCAATTGGACTTAGCGGTCCGAATTTTCTGAATGCTATGAATCAGACCAGCTTAGATGTTGTTGCTGCATCTCGTGCAGCGGAAGGCGAATACGCCTCCTCCCTTCTTGTATACCCTTTTCCCATTCCTGGTGATCCAGGGGGTATACACTATGCCGTCTGTGCAACGGCAAGGAGGTTCAGGGTTAGATTTTGCTTTTGACATTGCGCAAAAAATCATACTAACCGATTTTTGATCAGCACTTTAAGGTCGCTGCTCTTAACCCGCTTGTGATAATACACAAACTAAAAGCCCGGTTTGCAACCCGGGCTTTATTCATTTAGTACCTTGCTAGTTCCTTTCTGTTTTCACTAATTTAACCACATGAATCAGGGGATCAGCTAGTACTGCAATCTTGGCAATGTCGTTGCAAATATATAGAATCCTTGTGATTTGTCGCACCGTATTTTTACGGTCGGCAAATCCTTCGGAAACTACTCGATAATCAGTGTGAGAAAATAATCTTTGGTTGGAAGGACGTGGCACCTTATCTTGTGCGTGAAATCAATCGCCTTGACCAAAGGTCATTAAGCCCTCAGTTAGCAGCTGGGGGTTTCTCGTGTAAAAGAGCTATGGTGCAAGATACCGTCTTTTCATTATCTCATCAAAGAAAAATTCCAAATTTGACAGGGGAAATACTAATTTTTTTTTAGCAGTTATACACCTATATTTGCGGCCCTTCAAAAAAGCGTGACGTGTATGCGTAATTATCCGCAATCCAGTAGGGAGTAGACTTCCAGCCCGAAATTCGCTTCGCATTCTTCTCCAGAAAATCAGTAAATCCCTTCGGTACTTCCTCTATCTGGTTGACACCACCACCAAGGAAACTACCTATACCCAGTATCTGGTCCTCGTACCTACTATACTCTGCATCTGTAAGCATCCTTGGTGTCTGGTAGCATATGCATTGTGGGTGCCAGCCGGTAAAGACGAAGTCCTTGGGGTAAGCTCCCCTCAACTCGTCGCACATATCGTACTTCGGATGGTTGGCGGACGTATGGATATCAATACCCACGACAAAAGGTAGCTGTCCCCACCGGGTGCTGTCAGACCTACGGTATGCGATATTTGTCTCAGTACCGGTCAGCCGTAGGGCATTCTTGTAGCTGGATCTATATACTCCCTGGCCAGGGTGGAAGTTTCGAGCGGGCCTGGATAGCCGGAGCTTGCCTTCTGCATCCCGCACCCTGCGGAAGAGCTTATCCGGGTATTTGAGGAAAGACTTCATTTCTGTGGCCATTGTCGAGGCACTGTCCCCATCTGCGATGCCAAGTAGCAGTCCCCGCTCCAGCTCTGGACCGAAAAGATCAAGCGTGTTGTAGACTCGCTGAGAAAGGTTCAGCCCCCGCTCCTTCCGCTCGATGAACTGCTTCAACCCATCCGCGTTAGGGTCGTAAAGGATCTGCTTTGCTGTTTCCGTTGGCTTCCTTCCTGCCAGGCGACGGTCGACAAGGATATCGTTCTTTTCGTTGGCCAGCGACCAGCCGGTCTCGATTCCGTTGACAACAGTGGAATAGATACTGGCGTGCATGTCCTGGATAACCTTATCGATCCGGTTTTTTAAGGCGGGGTAATCCGTGAGGGCAATTGTCTGGCCGTTATATGGCAGTGTAGCTGCGATCAGCACCAGCTGGTTGATGGCACCTTCGTATATCGCGCGGATCCGCCGATTGAAGCTGGCAATGTTGCGCAAGTGGCGGGCCTCATACTGCTGGTCGAGTGTTGGCATTGGCGTGGTTGATGAGGTCCGTGTAATGGTTGACGATTGTCTTTGCCTTGTACAGCTCGACGTATGCGGAAATGGGAGCCCGATTGTCAGGATAGACCCGTGTCATCACGCCATTGAAAGGAAAGTCAACTGCGATCCCTTCACCCGTAGCCAGCAGGATCGCAGCCTCACAGGCCTGCTCGTAGCTGCATCCGACGCCTGGCTCCCAGTATCGAGCGGTGGCTGGCAAGAAAGGATTATCTGCGAGGAGACAGAACGGGTACACGGTTGCCCCGATTGAGTGATGCCAAATATCACCAGTCCTGACCATCTCTGCGAGGTCTTCCTTGGTGGGACGCCATCTACTGAGGACGCATTCCAGGCCTTGTTCGTTCGTGTATCGGTGGATCGGTAGGCCATAGCACTGTTCGTCGGTCATACCATCAGGTTTGCCCAAGATGGCATTGCGTTCGGGGAAGTCAGCTGCGAGCATAGTGGAGAGTTTTGGGTGATTTAATTGGTTCCGGGAGGTGGCTGGTTCAAGACGGAGGTCTGGGCCTCGTCCTTAATCTTCGCTAGTTCAGTTTCAGGATCCTGGACATATGGATTCATCTTTATCGCTGTTTCCTGGCTCATGGTCGGCTGGCCACCGGTGGCGGTTGACAGGTTCGTGACGATCTCCTGGTCGTTCTTGGGCAGGTAATACTCATAAAGAGGCTTGATAGACAAGGTTGCTGCCTTTTCTAGTTTCGGGCTGAGCTTGATAAGAGCAGTTTTTAGGTAGTTGATCCGGCGTTGGACGATCTCGCCATGCGTCTGCTCATTCCTGGCAGCCTTCATATGCGGCTTCATGAAGAAGAACTTCAGAGCCGTGCCGCTGGCTACAGCACCCAGTCCTTTCATGGTATCGAACCCAATGTCCGGGGTATCGGTCTGGTCGTTAATGAGTGACTTCAGGTTTTCATACTCCAGCTTCAGCGATTCCGGGGCCTGAGGCCACGCAAGCGAAGAAACATCCCCGCCGGGTTCAATTTCCATCACTTTCCCGTCTTCTCCTTTTTTGGAGAAGGAGACGATCTTGCCTTTGACAATGATCATCGGGCTCCCGAAGTAATCGTTGCTGTCACCGTGTTTGCTGATGACGAGCTCCCGGCGATCAATTGCCCGCTGAGAAGGCCACCATTCGGGCCTGGCCTGCCAATAATACATCACTCCTATTTTGCCGGCAGGT